CTCGCCGGTCGCCTCCAGGAACGGAAAGCTCTTGTGGGCGGTGCGGATCTGCTCGGCGAACAGCGACCCGAACCAGAACGTCATGGCGACCATGCCGTGCGTGCCGAAGCACTGCCACAGCCAGGGAAGCCAGTCGGTGCGGAAGGCCTCGGCATCGCGCTGAATGTCCAGCCGGATGGACTTCTGCGTGGTCTTCAGGCGCAACTTGTCGAACTCGAAGTAGTCCTCCTCGTTGGCCGTGACCAACTCGCCGTCGCGCACGGCGATATCGCCCAGCAGGTAGGCGCGGTGTTCCTTGCTGTAGCCGACGAAGTCGATGGCATCGACGGTCTTGATCGCCTCGGTCTGCTCCTCGATCAGGCGATCGAGCTGGTGGCCGGTGCCGGTGAACATGGCGCCTGCCGCCAGGGAGATCAGGCGCTTCTTGAACTCCGAAGCACTGGAAACGTGGCCGCCGGTAAAGGTGCCCTTTACGCTGGGCCCGTCGTGCGGAAAATCGACGCGGAAGTAGTACCAGCTCTCGTCGGTGGTCTCCTGGCGTTGGAAGTACAGCGCCTCGGGGTAGCAGTTGGCGATCTTCTGCACCGAACAGGCGGCGCGCTTGATCTTCCTCAGCTCCTCGGCTTCCAGCTCGTCGTCGGCATCGACCTCCAGGTCACCGAGCTTCTCCTTGCGCAGCTTCTCGAAGCGCTGCACGTCGAAGTCGAACCAGTACAGGCGCGAGCGATACTCCAGCCAGAAGTCGTTGCGGCCGTCGTGCTCGAACATGAGCAGACCTTTGTCCACGGCTGACCGGGCGGTAAGCAGGTCGCCCTGGTACCTGGCTTCGGCCAGGTCGGTGTCCCACTGTTTCGGGTCATCGGACGCCAGGGCGCGCAGGTGCAAGTCATTCCAGTCGGTTTTCTTCCCGTCGCGCTGCACGATCTGCGCCGCGCGTGACTTGAAGCCCATCGCTGCGGCACGCTTCATGTGCCTGTGGGTGAATTCCCGCGCCTTGGGCTCGTTGTCCAGGGCCCACACCAACGTCGGCAGATCGGCTGCACGGGCGCTTGCCAGCTCGCGCAGGGACTGATCGGGGAATTGGTTGGAGGACATAGCCGACACGGCACAGGTGCCGTGCAGCAGCAGAGCGATGGAATCGAAGATGCCCTCCACGATCCAGACTTCGCGCGCCGTCTGCATCGCCTCGGCCGCTGCTGGCGCGGCCCACCACACGCCGGCGAAGCTTTGACCCGGCGCAAAGCGCGCTTTCTGTTTGCCGAACCGGTGCGGGCGATCGATCAGGCGCTCCCACCAGCCGCCCTTGGCCAGCGCAAAGCGCACCGTGGCGGTGCCAGCATTGATCTTGCGGTCGAAGTAGTTCTCCTGGGTGTACAGGCCCTTCAATTGCGCAAGATCAAAGCCGCGCGAGAACTGCAGATAGGCGTCGGCAGCCGCGTTCGGCGCGGCCGGCGTCGGCTGATAGCGCTTGGACCAGTCATCGAACAGGTCCTCGTACAGATCCTTGACGTGCAGCTCGCGGCCGCACTTGGCCTGGCGTCCGCACTTCACCACCCAGGGCTTGGCGTGGTTCGTGTACAGCTCCTTCTTGCTGCAGGACGGGCATTTGCCGCCGCGCATGTACTCGGTGCCGCTGCGGTGCTTGAGTCCGAAGTCGCGTTCGAGCCGGGTCAGCACCTGTTGCCGCAGATCCTCTTGCATGGTGCGTCCTTACTCGCCGAGCGGGCGCCGGGGCGCGGGGGTGGTGCAGGTGCCTTCGAGCACGAAGTAGGCACCGCCGGCACGGCGGTGAGCTTCCACGGCAGCGGCAAGTGCCTGCGCTTCGTGCGCCTTGTGATGAGGTGCGACCCGGCTAGGCGCATGGAAGGGGCCTCCCACGAAGCGCGGCTCTTGTGCGGTGGACCAACCGTCGGCGTGGATCACGGCGCCACCTCCACGCAGACGGCGCCGAGATGGACCAGGACAAGTGCAGCGTCGGTCAGCGATACCAGCCGTTCGTCAAAAGAGCTGGCGGTGGCCAAGCCCTCACGCATCAACAGGCCGACCACCACTGCGCTGAAACGCGTGGGGACTTCCGCCGGGTCTGTGCGCCCGATGTAGCCGCCTTCGGTCTTGGCCAGGCCGTTATGTGCAACAGCTTTCTTCAGGCAAAGCTTCGCCTGGGGCGGCAAGGCCGCCCAATTCAAGGTCTTCTGCATTGGAGGTGACTCAGGTAGTAGGTAGCGCCGGCTCCCCGCCGGCAGAGAGCAGATCCAGCTGCATGTCGCCCATGGCCTCGCGGTATGCCTGGATTGCTTTGGCGCGCTCGTAGGAGGGCGTGGGCGGCAGTTCACTGCCGGCGGTCGGCATGCCGCTTGGGCTAGCGATGCCGGTCAGCTCCGAGTGACCGGTGTAGGTGGCGCCGCACATCGGGTTCTCGCAGACGTAGGAGTCATGGCGCAGAAACCGATGCGACAAGTAGCTGGTCCGCTTAATGAGCGGGCCGTTGCAGGCCTCGCAGCGAAAGACAACTTTTCTCCTTCCGAACATGCTCAACCCCCTGAGCTCTTGGAAGCTTGGAAAACTGTGGCACTATTTGGCGGCGCCTTCAGACCCAAGGCGACTGCCGCCCTGTGCGAGTCGCCGTAGTTGCCCTGAGAGCGACCGCGGAGCAGGTCAAAAACCACAGTCGGATGCACCTCGATCTGCTGGGCAAACGCCGAAACCGTGATGCCGTTGGCCTTGAGCCAATCCCGTGCCTGTTCCGGGCTGCGGGCTTCGAACTGCTGGTGCTGGCTCTTCCTACGGGTCATCGCTGGCGGTCCGGTACGTTTTGGGAAGTTTGTGGACTTAACTCAACATTGTCAAGTAAGGAGAGGCCTGAATGTCTGTAGGGAAGCGCCTTAAAGAAGAACGGAAGCGGTTGGGCCTCACCCAGGAGGAGATCGCGGTGCAGCTGGATGTCAGCCGCTACGCGCAACTGAATTTCGAGAAGGACATCAACCTGCCGGGCGGAGCGTATTTGCTCGCAGCTGTCGGGCGCGGTGTGGATGTGATGTATGTGCTGACGGGACAACGTGCGCAGTTGGACCCGTCTGAGGCAGCGTTGATGGCCGCCTTCCGTACGGCAACGAGCGATCAGCGCAGTGCGGCTTTATTGGCGCTTGGCATTGGCTCCGGGGGTGCTGTCGCCAGTCCAGTGATCAATGTAAAGCGCGGTGACGTGGGTCAGCTCAACACCGTTTCCGGCGACCTCCGCCAAGAGAATAAGTTCAACTTGAGCGGGAAAAAAAAGCGGTAGTCCTCGAACTGCAGATAGGACAAGTAGTCCTCGCAAAAAATTGCGTTATCGGCGAGGGCGCCAGATCGTTTAGAGCGGCTTAAGTAGCGAAGGTCGGAAGTGAGTGCCAGTCGAGAGATCGACGCGCAGGAACGACAATGCCGCCAAATTCGGCAAGTACCGAGACCATGACTGATCATCCTGAAGTTCTGTACAAGTACTTTCGTCCACAGCGCGCTGCTGTCTTGGCGAATCTTGAGCTTTGTTTCGCCCGCTTGAGTACTTTCAATGACCCTTTTGAGGGTCGTCCGTACATTCGGCCAACGCTCATCGAAAGCGTCCGATCAAAGCTGGCCGGCGCGTTCGATGACTTGGATAGTCGCTATGACGATCTCGACGCTGGGTTGCGAGGGAAGTTGTCACGCGAATCGTTCAAGCAAGCCATGCGAGCGATGGGGCCATCCTTTATCGAGAGAAAGTCATTGGAGGCGCTACCAATTTTTGACCGGGCAATGCGTGATTTTGCGGGTCAGGTGGAAAAGAACCTCGGAGTCCTATGTCTCACCGAGGAGCATGATCATCCGCTCATGTGGGCTCACTACGCTGAAAGTCATACTGGGTTTGTCATCGCGTTCGACGCTGCCAATGCATTCTTCGATCGTCGTGTTTCCGCCAAAGACGAGCTGCGGCATCTCAGGCGCGTCCGCTATCGGAACCGACGGCCTGCGATATCCACTGAGGAAGCGTCCGGCGCGGATCTGCTGTTTTGTAAGAGCGACCATTGGGCATACGAAAAGGAATGGAGAATGGCGCTGCCACTGACGGCGGCTGACAACATCCTGTCACTCGAGGCGGGTCCAGTTCACCTCTACCGCTATCCGCCGGAGGCTATGAAGGCGGTTTACCTGGGTATGAGGGCTTCACCCGAAACCGAGAAGACTCTCCGTGCGTCGCTTGCGAGCTTGCCTGCATTGGCACACGTGACGCTTCATCGCATGGAATTGGACGAAATTCGTTATGAACTAAATGATCGGCCCGCCTAAATCGACGCGGCGCTTTCCAGTTCGAGCTGGGTCGCAAAGCCGCCTGCGCCAGTTAGTGTGTGCGTGGCCTTGGCCACCAACCATCGTTTGCCATCGATCTCGGGCTTGAAGCCCCGCACCTGCACGATGGTCTCGGGCGTCAGGTCGGCTCGGCCCAGCGCCAGCGTGAAGTCGAACTTCGCCTCGCCACGCTGCACACGTTTGAACTCCGCATTGGCGTGTTCGCGCGCCGACTTCTCGCTGTCGTAGGTCTCCCGCAGCGACTTGGCATTGTCATCCTTGCCAACCAGCACGGTCTTGCGCCGCGCGCCCTTCTTGTCGTTCCAGTAGGCGCGCACGCCGCTATAGGCGTCGCGATCGGCCACGCTGTAGCGATGCTGGTCACCGCCGCGGCGGGTGAGGAGGAAGGTGGAAAGCTCCTTGCCGCTTGCGGTCTTGCCAGTGCCGATGGGCCCGAAGATCAGCGTGCCATTCTTGACAGTGGCAGTGGCATCGAATCGCTTGCCCAGGCGCGTGAGCAGATTCGCGTCGCTTTCATTTGCCTGGTCGAGATGCGGCAAAGCAACGCCGGCGAGCTTGTCGGCCACACGCGCGGTCAGCCCGTGTTCCCCGGCGATGGCCCGCACCACCTCACCCAGCGTCGTGGCGTGCCAGCTGCGCTCGCGGCGGTTGCGCAGACTTTGGGTGAGGTTGGCGCTTCGGGCGCGAATACAGATCACATCCGGCGAGCCGCTGTATTCGACCTCGTCAACCTCAAAGGTTCCTTTGTCGACCAGGCCGCTGTCCTTCCAACCGATGGCCACGGCCAAGGAGACGCCCCGGCGCGGCAGCGCCATCTTGCCGTCGTGGTCGTGCAGGCGAAGGTCCAGCTGGTCGGCTTCGCCGCTACGGTCTTCGGTCAAGGTCAGGTCGATCAGCCGCGGCGCGATCCTATCGGTCAGATCCTGGCCGTCCAGCATCACGCGCCATGCCGGGACGCCCGTCATGCCGTGGCTCCCGGCTGCGGCGTGCTGTCTTCGCGTCGCAAGGAGATCGAGAACTCGATGCGTCGCGGCGTGCCATCGGCGAAGAAGATGGAGTTGGTCTCGCGCAGATTGGTCAACACGTAGTTGCCGTAGACCACGCCGGCGCCATCGACCAACGGCAGTGCCTGGCCATCAAGCGCCAGCTCGCGCAGCGTATCAAGCGAATCGCGCGTGCCGGTCAGCTCCGGCGCCAGCAGGCCGGACAGCTCGATGGTGTCCTCGCCTTCGCCCAGGTATTGCAGCGCTGCGCGTGCGCCAACGCGCTCGCTGGCGGCAAAGCGCCAGGTCTGTTGTCGCTGTAGCTCCTGGTAGGCCAGGGTCGGCAGGGAGAACACGAAGGTGCCGTAGCTCATCATCATCGGGGATTGCCTCAGTGGTCGTTGTCGCGCAGGCCCGAACGCTGCCGCGCCGCCTTCTCGCGGGAGAGGGCATCGAGCTCGCGCCGCATCATTGCGATGAGCGCCTTCTCATCCATGCCGGGTGCGGCGTGCAGGTGGATCTCGATGTGGTCACCGGCCGCGGGTGCGGCTGCAGCGCGAGCGGGCGCGGTCAGCGGCGGTCGCGTGTCTACGGCCATCGCAGGGCCCGTAGCAGCCAACAGCGCCGCACCTGCGCCTGCGGCGGCCATCCGCGCCCCGATGGCCGCCACGGCGGCCACAGGCGCGCCCTGTGCGCGCTGCACGCCTTGGGTGAGGCCGTCGATCGTGTAGCCGCCGAGCTGGGCGAATACGCGGGAGGGGCTATGAATGCCGAGCAGTGACTTGAACTGGCCGATCACGGTGCTGCCGACACCGGCGATGGCCGCGCCGGCGGCGCCGATGCGCGAGCGGATGCCGTTGACCAGGCCATCGATCATCGCCACGCCGGCCTGCAGCAGGCGCGCTGGCCAGCCGCCGAGGATCCCATTGATGCCGTTC